GCCTCTGCTTTCTCTACTTTGATTACTGCATAAGGGAAATTCCGTGCCAGGTCGGTAAGGGTTTCATCAAGTAAATTGTATAAAGTATCCCAATCCGTCTTGTCTTTCTTACGGGTTACTTCTCTGTTTGCTTTATATTGGGGATATACATCTTTACGCCACGAATGAGAATCGCAACATATCACCATTTTACCGAAATCATCTTCTGGATATTTAACACGATAACTCCGCAAATTGTTGAGGATAACGTGCTTTACCAGTTTCTTAGAGAGTTTTTCCCCTCTGTGTAATTGACCCATTATAGAACCAATCGATATACCATTAAAATCTACTAAAACCATAACTAATATTATACTCTATTTGACACTCAAAGTCAAGTTATTTTACAGAACCTTTACCTATTTTAACAGCAATGATTCCATTATAATTATCTTCTCGCAATAATACATCCTCGTCGAACTGTATTTTTGCTTCATAATAGTTAGTGTTACCTCTAGTATCACATAACATTACAATCTCACGTTTAAAGTTTTTCTTTCCGTGTTTCTCTATATCTTCTGAAAGTCTTTTCGAAGAACCCCAGTAATCCTGCCAATCGGTTTCCTTCACTTTAATTCGTTTGTTCTTTCTACCGATTAATGGTGGTAATTTCCGTTTAGTCTTAAAGTATTTTCGTCCGACATAATCATAACCATTAATCAGATTCGTAATTCTATATACAAATCCATAATAATCACCAATATCTTTGGAAGTAAATTCCTTGTTATTGTAAATCCAACCCATCTCTCTCAAATTCTAATGATTGTTGATGGTATCTGTGGTCTTCACCGCAGAATGGACAATAGACCGTTTCCTCGTCTATCTCTTCAGCGTCCATATACCTATCATCAACCCCTATAAGAACTTTATAGCTCTTGTTACATGCCCTACAAACTGTCATAATGTTAAATCCCCTAATGCGATATGTGAAACCATATTGTCGTAATTTCCTATGTATCTTCCATTTATATATATCTGTGGAAATGACCTTGCGTTTGGTACTGCGTTAAAAAAATCTTCGGGTGTCCAATCAGGGCCATTGATATTTCTTTCTTCGTAATTAATTTTTTTACTATCTAATAATTCTTTTGCTTTGACACAAAAGGTACAATTATCCTTACTCCATACGATTGTTTTACTCATAAACTTAATCCTTTTAATGTGTCTTCTTCGACATCTTGAGTTACACCACCAACTATGTAAGATGTAATCTCAGTTTCTTGTGGGGCAACTTGAACACTGCCTCCCCCAATCCACTTCTCTGTCCAAGGTAACGGGTTTGCTTGTTGTACGTGATAAGGTGTTGTATAACCTGCACTCTTGAATCTTTTCGCACCTATCCAACGTACATATTCTTTAAGGAGTTCGGCGTTCAATCCAATCATAGTACCGTCTTTAAATAAGTAATCTGCCCACTCTTCTTCTTGTTTGATTGCACTCATAAACATATCAAGAACTTCATCTTCGGTTTCTTTCCGAAGCTTCACATAATCTTTATCTTCTTTTACAAGTTTCTTAAGGATATTCAAGGAAGCGGTAAGGTGTGTATTTTCATCTCGTGCAATCATTTTAATAATCTTTGCATTACCTTCCATCTTCTTCAGTTCTGCGAAACCCCACGAACATGCGAAACTTACATAAAACCTAATCCCTTCCAATATGTATATCGACATTATACACAACCACAACTTTTTCTTATGTTCGTATGAGCCGTATTTACCACGATAGTTTATTAGATGGTCATAATACCGAGAGATGTCTTTTGCACATTCAAGGATTTCCGGGATTGACGTTATCTCGTCAAATACCACCGACGGGTCAGGATAAACATTCCTAATTAAATGGGTGTAAGAACGGGAGTGAATAGTTTCGAAAAACGCCCACGTTCCAATAAGAACTTCAAGTTCTGGTAAAGAACATATTGGTAGTAATGCGATATTGGGGGAACGACCTTGTACTGAGTCTAATAGTATTTGTCGTTTAAGGTTTGCGGTGAAGATATGTTCCTCACCAGTAGTTAGTTTGTGAAAATCTATCTTGTCCTTGGTAACATCAATCTCGTCTGGCGTCCAATAAAAGGATAACATCTTTTCATATAGCTTTTGTTGAGAGAGGTATTTGACAGTATCGTATCTTGCGATATCGACACTCTCGTCGAAGAACATATTTTTCTTTAAGTAATTTTTAGTTCCGACTTTGAATACTGATTTCATATTATTATATATACCAAATTTTATTATAGAAAAACCCGAGTATTTGGTGATAAGGAACTCGGGCGAAACCTCAACTAGCGAGTCACTAGGGATATTCTCCCCTATGCTGCCAGTAAATAAACGTTATTGTCGTTTATAGTGTTTGTGTTTAAGTCTTGCTAGACTAACGAATTGTGGCGATTAAATACCTAGTCGATGCTTTGTCTCCCCCATTAAATACATTTTTGTTTATGTATTTAAAACCTACCAAAATGTATTTGGTGGAGGAGGTGGGAGTTGCACCCACGTCCTAAGCATAATCTTTACCATAATCTTTACGTTGTTCAAAGGTAGTTTATACGCACTCTACCAAACGTTCATTTCACATGGTGTGTAAATGTTATTTATGCATCATCAGTTGAAAGTAATCTCCACAGAATACCTGCAGCGATTAATCCAACTAGACCAGCGTCTCCAAGCTGTTGAACGATACCGACAATAGTACCAATGACGTCTCCGCCAAGAAATGGTACTGTACCACCAAATACGACTTGTAAAACAATCGCTAAACTAATTAGTGAAATACCGATACCGGTTGCAGCGGCTACGCCGCTCGTGATTTTATCTAACATATTTTACTCCTATGTTATTTGAAAAAATAGTTTTACTTCATTGCGGAAGGATGTAGGACTACTGATGATTAGTGTACTAGTAGTTTTAGCCCACAAACCTACATCATTTAACTACACATACGTAGTTTTATTTAGAAGATTCGAGAACTGCATTAGTAGAAGAATCTTCTTTTTTTTTAACGTTTTATAGTTAAAAATCCTTGTTTATTCTGTCGTTATAAGGAATAAATAAGGGAACGAAGAAGTTTGATAAAACCGCCATTCCCCAAATAATTAAGACCACATATTCCATAATATAATATTGTTGTTAATCAGATTACTATTATACATTATTTACTTGGATTTGTCAAGTTTTTTTATATCAATCCAAGTGTACTTTTTTTTTCAGACCCGTCTGATGTGTTTTCTATATTATATGGAAACATACAACCGAGTGGCATCTGTTCTGTCGAATCGTGATAATCACCATCACTCTTAAACCTTCTCGTAACAGTTTCCATTGTCATCACCCCTTTTACTAATTTGTAAGTAGTGAATACTTGAAGAATAACACCGTCTGTGTCTTGTTCTATTTTATTTTTAAAAGGGCCGTTTTCCATCATCTACTCCTATTTATAATAACCTAATCTTATTTCTTCTTTTTTGATGTGTGTTTTTATTTCATCTATTTCTTTTATATATACATTTCTTTGTACTAGGTATCCGTTTTCACCCTCTTCAGCATATCGTCTATTACAAATATCAATGTTGTTCAAAAGGTTTTTAATAATACCTGCATATGGTTTTCTAAAATCATCCCATTTCTTATTAGCTAGTTCGTTCATTTTCGCCCACGATTGTTCTTGTATCTTTGTTATATCGCACATGATTCACAATACTCCTCATATTCTTGTTCTGTTTTAAAATCATCTCTTTCCATTTCTACTTCATCACCAGACAAATCATTAGTATTAAAGTAGTAGAGTTGTTTCCCCCCATACTTGTAAAAGGTAATTAAGTCCTTTAACATAATAGACATTGGTATCTTGTTATCCTCGTAGTGTATAGGATTGTAACTTGTATTTACCGAGATACCTTGGTCTACGTACTTCTGTAAAATCGCCATAATTTTAAGATACCCGTCTGGACTTTTCTGTTCCCATAACAAGTCATAACTATTCTTAAGGTGATAAATTCCTGGAACCACTTGTGCCATTACCCCGTCCTTTGATTGTTTATACGATACCAACGCCCGTGGGGGTTCGACTCCGTTAGTTGAATTCGATATTTGTGCTGATGTTTCTGCGGGCATTATAGCCATAAGGGTTGAATTTCTAATCCCGTATTTCCTTAAATCGTTCCGTAAGGACTGCCATTTCATTCTTGATTTGTGTTTAACTAACTCATCAACTTCTTGTTTGTATGTGTCTATCGGAACTATCCCATGACCATACTTGGTTTCTTCGTTCTTAGGACATGCCCCTTTCTCTTTTGCTAAATCAGCACTTGCACGTATCAGATAATAAGACCATGCCTCTGAGTATTCGTCGATTATCTTTAAGGAGTTATCGTCATATTTAAGTCCTCGTTTTGCAAGGAAGTATGCGAGATTGATTATACCCACCCCGATAGGTCTGCGATTATATGTAGAATTCTCTGCGGCTTTCACCGGATACTCTTGATAATCCAATAAGGAATCTAAGGCACGTACCGCTAAATCACAATATCTTTCGAACTCACTTGGGTCGTTTATCAATCCCCAGTTGATTGCAGATAAGGTACATAAGGATATTTCACCTTCTTCGTCGTGATAAGATTCCAATCCCTTCGAGGGTAAATTGATTTCTTGACATAAATTACTTTGATGGATAGGTGCTTCCTTTTCAATAAATGCACCGTGTGAATTTGCGTGGTCTACATTTTGCAAGTATATCCTACCAGTTTCTTTTCTCTCTGTCAGGAATTTCGAGAATACTTCTAATGCGGGGAGTGTCTTCTTCCGGATGTTGCGTCTCCTCTCGTATCTTTCGTAAAGGGCCTTAAACTCATCTTGGTCTTCAAAAAAGGCATCATATAACCCGGGAACTTCGTGGGGGGAAAAGAACGTAATGTTTCCACCTTCCAATAACCTCTCGTACATCAGTTTATTGAATTGGAAACAATAGTCCATATTCCTTACACGGGTTTCTTCCGTTCCCTTATTGTTTTTGAGAACCACTAAGTCCTCGAATTCATAATGCCATAAAGGGAAATGGACGGTTGCCGCCCCACCACGTACTCCACCTTGAGAGCAGGATTTAACTGCACTTTGGAAATATTTTAAGAACGGGATAAGTCCAGTATGTACTACCGAACCATCACCGATATGAGAACCGACTGCACGTATCTTACCTGCGTTAATACCTAACCCAGCTTTCTTGGATATGTATTTAACGATAGATGTAGAGGTTGCGTTAATCGAGTCAAGGGAATCATTACTCTCTAATACAACACAACTTGAGAATTGTCTGGTTGGTGTCCGTACCCCCGCCATAATCGGAGTGGGGAGAGAGATATAGAATTGGGATATTGCGTTATAAAATGCCTTGATGTAATACATACGTTGTATTTTATAATCTGCGAATAAGGTCATTGCAATCATTATATAAAGAACTTGAGGGGTTTCATATACTTTCCCCGTTGCACGATTCTGAACAAGATACTTACTTCTCATTTGTTCCATACCAGCATAAGTGAAGTCTTGGTCTCTTTCGTGTTTAATGATGTTGTCGTTGATATGGTCTAGTTCATCATCACTATAACAATTAGCTATTTCGTGGTCATATACACCTTCCCATATATTCTGTTGTATAATCTCTTTAATGTGTAGGGGTTCAAATTGACCATATACATACTTACGCAACTTATAATTGATAAGTCGTGCTGCTACGAATTGATAGTTGGGGGTTTGTTCTGTGATAAGTTCTGCTGAACTTTTGATTAGGAGGTCGTGAATTGCCTCGGTACTGATTTCTTCATATAGTTGTACGTTAGCTTTGAATTCGATTTCGGATATGGATACACCTGTAATATCCGTACATGTAAATTCTAGAATACGGTGTATTTTTGATAAAGAGAACTTCTCTTTCGTGCCATCACGCTTTGTTATTAATATATTCATAACTAATATTATACCCTATTTCAGTTTAATCGTCAAGTTTATAATATAATCCTATTGATGCTAATACTGAAATACCAAACAATAAACCAAAAATTATATCAAACATTTCATTACTCATTATAATTATCTCAAATTATCAAAAGTTACGTAACAACCTTCCTCCGTTTTATAAATGAAAGTCTGTGAAAACTTCCCTACTGGTTTGAGGTCTTTAAGTATCACAACCCTACCTCGACTAAAATCTTCGTTAAGGGTTGCATTTAAAATATATTCACCGGGGATTAATGTTTCTTCTGTTAAATCGAACTCATCACCCGGTGTACGTTCCAATCCCAACTCTTCCAATGCATTCATAATTGCATCTTCCGACATACCTGTTTCTTCTCGTAATAGATATAGAGCAGCAGCATAATTGGCTAATCTGGAACGACCAAACGGCATCATTTCCATAAGACGTTTGATGTTGAACACTAGACGATGAAATGTAGTAAAGGCGTCCTTCTGCTCATTAGTCTTTAACTTCCTAACCTTAATGAGGTTTTTGCCCTTTTCGTCGATAATGCCTAATTTGTATGCGTCCATGTCTTCCCATTTCGTAACCAATAATTTCAGGAAACGAAAGGTGTAGTACATGTCAGCAGCTCTGGATAATCCCATTTATATATTCCTTAATTTCTCTATAATATTAGAATCTAGAGGTGTGCCAATGTTCTTATCTTCTGGAAGATAATTTAAATATATTAAAAATGTTTTGAGTACTGGTTTCTGTTCTTCTTTAATATTGAACATTGCCATTTTTGCAGTTTCAGATGGGCCAAACATATTACCTAATATGACTAAGTGATTTAAAATCAATCGTTCTTTTAAATCGTCATCACGATAATATCTATTAATCAACCTATTGACGTAATTGAATCTAGCGAAGTCACCTTTAAATTCTTCTGTCGTAGACCATTTACCTGCCGAATAATGTTGAGATGCATACAACTCAAAGTTATCCTTACTCAATTTTAACATAATTTTATTTTTTGGAACTTATAAATTCCTTTAATTGTTTTAACAAACTTTTCTTTGTCTTGCGTCTATCGAGTTCAATTCCAATAGTCCTACCAAACTCCTCTAAGTCTTCCTTAGATGACCTGTTAGAGTATGAGTGTTTCTCGTCCTTTTTTGGTTTTGTTCCATTCCATTTGTTCTGTTCAGCTTTTGTCATTTTAACCTTAACCAACAAAACACCATTGGCTTGTTCAAGTCCACGGTCTGTTGCTATTGCATCTCGATAAGCACCTTTCTTTTTAAATTTCATTCTATTTACTCCTAACAATGTCTGAAATCCAGACATTTCTCATTTCATCATTTACTGTAACACCAATATGATTAGCGTTCAGTTCCTTAACCACAGCATCTTCTCTTGTCTTACTAATAACTACTTTATCACCAATTTCGAAAAGATTACCTTTTACATACTTCTCTCTTATATAGGACTTTCGTTTGAACTTGATTATCTGCTTGTATTCGTCGGATTCTTTCAACCCCATACCTGAACGAACTGCATTCATTAGCCCTTTTGCGTCCTTAAATCCCTTA